CAGCAGAGTCAACGCCTCAGGCTCCAACTACATCGCATACTTGTTTGCGTCTTGCCCGGGCGTTAGCAAGATTGGCTCTTATACAGGCACAGGCTCTGCCACAGCAGTTCAGATTAATTGCGGCTTTACAAACGGGGCGCGTTTTGTTCTTACAAAACGTATAGATGGTGCAGGCTCAAATTGGTTTGTGTGGGACAGCGTGCGCGGTTTGACTTCCACTACAGCCCCGCGCATTCGCCTTGACACAACTGATGCTGAAGTTGCCTCTACTTGGATGAGGGCGTACAGCGCAGGCTTTGAAATTACTACCGCTGCAGGTGATCTCAACGCAAGTGGCGGTTCTTACATCTTCCTTGCCATCGCATAAGGAGCAATCATGGAATTCAGGATTAGGGCCACGGGCCAAGTAATGTACGAAAAAGAACTTCGGCATTGGGCTAAGGAGACTGGCGGCCCAACATGGAAGCAGATTACAGAGGAAGTCCTTGAGGCGCTCGGGGTTGACCCGGTTCTTGAGGGCCCGCAGGCTATCGGAGGAACGGTCTATCAGTTCTCCATGCGCCAAGGTGTGGAGCAGGTCGATGGCAAGTGGTACACCAAGTACGTGCTGGGCCCGGTGTTTTACGACCGTCCCGCAACCGAGCTTGAGCCGGCCCAAACTGCTGCCGAGCAGGAAGCTGCGTACAAAGCGCAGAAAGATGCAGAGCAGGCACAGCGTGTTCGTATTGAACGCACGCAGCGCCTGAAGGATACGGACTGGGTTGTCATCAAGGCGCTGGAATCCAACACCCCCCAGAGTTTTGAAATGGCTGCTTACCGCCAAGCCTTGCGCGACATCACTACGCAGTCTGGGTTCCCCTGGACCGTCAACTGGCCTGACCAGCCCTAATTTATGGAGCCCATAACCGGCATTCTTGCGGCAGTCTCAGCAGCGAATGCCGCGTTTGGGGCCGTTAAGAAACTCGTCGCCACGGGCCGCGAGATCCAAGATGTTGCCGGTCAGATCGGCAAGTGGTACGGCGCTTTCGGGGACTTCAACCGCCTAGCCAACGACAAGGCCAACAAGAAGCCCTCAGTCTTTAAGCGGCTGCTGCATGACGACAGCATTGAGCAGGAAGCCTTGCAGATCACGATGCACAAGCAGGCGCTGATCAAGCAGGAGTACGAACTGAAGATTCTGATCATCGCTCACTACGGTGAAAACGTGTACAACGAGATGATCATGGAGCGCATCCGGCTGAAGAAGGAGCGCGAGAAGAAGGAGCGTGAGCACCGCCTGCGGCAGCAGGAGTTCATGCTCAACGCCAAGTACGGCGCAGCAATTGCCTTCGTGGCAGTCGCCCTGATTGGGGTGGGTTACTACTTACTCGACAAGGTACAGCAATGAGTTTCAGGAAGCCGCCGGAAGGCGCAAGCCGTTCAGAGAGGGAGGCCCATGTCAAGGCTCTTGCTGCGGTTTCTATTAGCCTGCTTGCTCTACTCCTTGCTGTTACAAATTACTTTGCCGGAAGGAACTCCTCTGCGGTTCTCAACGGAACCATAGAGTCGAACAACCTGTGGGCGTGGTATCAGGCCAAGAATGTCCGGGCGACCATCTACGAGGTCACCAACAACGAGCAGAAGGCCACCAAGCAACGCGCCGACATGGACGAGATCATGGAGAAGGCCCGCGCTGCTGAAGCCAAGCGCGACGCTGCCAAGGCCAAGTCTTCCTACTACTCTTACTCCGGCATGGCGCTGCAACTGGCCATCGTCCTGTCCTCTGCCGCCATCCTGGCCGTCACTCTGAGCCTGTTCTACGCCTCCATCGGCGTGGGGGCGGTTGGGGTGCTTCTGTTTTTCTTTGCTCTAGGAGCCTGAGATGCTGTCGCTTCTTTCCACTCTCGGGGGCTTGCTGCTCTCGGGCCTGCCCAAATTGCTCGAATACTTCCAGAACAAGGCAGACCAAGCCCATGAACTGCGTCTGGCTCAGGTGCAGACCGAGCGGGAACTCCAGTTGGCCGCAGCAGGATTTGCCGCCCAGGCTCGGATGGAGGAGATTCGCACCGAGCAGGTGGCGATGGAAACAGACGCCCGGATGACCGAGGCGGCTCTGGCGCACGACCAGAAGATCATGGACAAGGCTTCTCGATGGGTGGTGAATTACACCGGCACCGTCCGACCTACGGTTACCTACATCTTCGTCTTCGAGTTGGTAGCCATCAACGCCTTCATGGCGTGGTATCTGTGGAACCACCCGAATCTGATTCAGAGCATGGACGACATCATCAAGTATTCGGACCTGATCTTCTCTGCCGACGAGATGGCGATCCTCGGGGGCATCATCGGCTACTGGTTCGGTTCTCGCCAGTGGAGTAAGAAGTGAAACTGAGCAAGGTGGGCGAGGCTCTCATGCACAAGTATGAGGGCTTTAGGAGTAAACCCTACCTTTGCCCTGCCCAAATCTGGACGATTGGCTACGGCCACGTCCTGTACCAAGAGCAGATCAGGCTCCCGGTCATCCGCAAGGAAGGCTACACCGGGATGCTCCGCAACGAGTTCCCCCTGAAGCCGGAGGACAGCCGTGTCTGGACTAAGACGGAGATCGACGAACTATTCCACGCTGACGTCGTCACTTTTGAACGTGGTGTTCTTCGACTTGTTCCCGGTGTACCTGGGCGTCAAGGCAGCTTTGACGCTCTGGTCAGTTTTGCCTTCAATGCAGGGCTAGGCAACCTTCAGCGCAGCCAGATCAGGATGAGGGCCAACCGGGACGACTGGAACGGAGCGGCAGACGCCTTCCGCCAGTGGACGATGGGTGGTGGCAAAGTCCTGCCCGGTCTGGTAAAACGCCGTGAAGCCGAGATTGCCCTTTTTCTGTCTTGACAGGAAAATACCGCCATGCCACTCCAGAAAATCCTGTTCAAGCCCGGAGTCAACCGCGAGAACACGCGGTATACCACCGAAGGCGGGTGGTACGACTGCGACAAGGTTCGGTTCCGTCAAGGCACGCCAGAGAAGATCGGCGGGTGGCAGCGCGTTTCGCCTAACACTTTCCTTGGCACTTGCCGTTCGCTGTGGAACTGGGTGACCTTGGGGTTTTTGAACTTGGTAGGGGTGGGCACAAACCTCAAGTTCTACATTGAAAAGGGCGGCGCCTACAACGACATCACGCCGCTGCGTGTCACCACCACGCTACCCTTGGATCCGTTTACGGGTAACGGCACGACCACGGTGACGGTCAACGCCCCTGCGCATGGCGCAGTGACGGGCGACTTTGTGACGTTCAGTGGGGTGACGGGCGCATCTGCTGCGCTTCTCAACGGCGAGTTCCAACTGACGGTCGTCAACGTCAACACGTACACCATTACCACTTCCTCCTCCGTGCCCATCGGAGCCACCGGTGGTGCGGCAGTTTCTGCGGCATATCAAATCAATACTGGCGCGGCCTTCTCCGTGCCCATCACTGGCTGGGGTGCAGGCCCGTGGGGTGCAGGCCCGTGGGGCACCGGCACGGCCACCGACTTACCGATCCGACTGTGGACCCAAAAGAACTGGGGCGAGGATTTGGTGTTTGGCCCGCGCGGCGGGGGCATGTATTACTGGGATGCTTCGACAGGCGTCACCACACGCGGGTACAACTTGGCCACTGCGGTGGGGGCGTCGGACGTGCCGACCCTACAGAACGTAATCTTTGTGTCCGACGTAAATCGGTTTGTGTTTGCGATGGGCTGCAACGACTACGGCTCTTCTACGCTCGATCCGATGTTGATCCGGTGGTCAGCGCAGGAGGACGCGCTTGACTGGACTCCAGTAGCCACCAATCAAGCGGGCAGCTTACGCCTGTCAACAGGTTCGGAGATCATCACCGCGATCCAGGCGCGTCAGGAAATCGTGGTCTTCACGGACTCGGCCCTGTACTCGCTTCAGTACCTTGAGCCGCCAATCGTCTGGGGCGCTCAACTTCTGGGTGACAACATCTCCATCGTCGGCCCCAATGCCGTGGCCATCGCTTCTGGCGTGGTTTACTGGATGGGCGTGGACAAGTTCTACGCCTACGACGGTCGCGTGCAGACGCTGCCCTGCGATGTTCGCCGGTACGTTTTTAGCGACTTTAATTCCAGTCAGGCGTCCCAAGTTTTTGCCGGTACCAACGAAGGCTTCAACGAAGTTTGGTGGTTCTACTGCTCGGCGGGCTCCTACTCAGTGGACCGTTACGTTGTCTACAACTACCTTGAGCGCATCTGGTACTACGGCACGATGGCCAGGACCGCGTGGCTTGATTCGGGTCTGCGCGACTACCCTATTGCTGCAACGTACAGCCACAACCTCGTGAACCACGAGCAGGGTATAGACGACAACGAAACGGCAACTTCGCTGCCCATCAGCGCCAACATTTCTTCGTCTGAATTCGACATCGGCGACGGCCACAACTTCGGGTTCGTGTGGCGCATGCTGCCCGACATCACGTTTGAGAACTCCACCGCAGGCTCGGCTACCGTCAACATGACGCTGTATGGGCTGTACAACTCCGGTTCAGGCAGCATCGACAGTTCTGGCAAACCGGTGGTCAGGGGTTCGACGTACGTGATTACCGAAGAGTTCACCGGCCAGATTTACACCCGCGTGCGTGGGCGACAACTGATCTTCAAGATTGACTCCAATCAACTGGGCACGACGTGGCAGTTGGGCGCCCCGCGTATTGACATCAGACCGGATGGACGGCGATGACGTTCCTTATCGAAGATGCAACCGTACCTGCGCCGCCTAACCTGCCTCTGGCCCCTCGGGACTACGAGTCGCGTTACCACGAGCAGTTCAATAACGTTCTGCGCCTGTACTTCAACCGGCTTGACGCGATACTGAGGCGGATTGTGACTACCACCACACCCATCCCCATCTCCATTGGCGGCACCAACGTAGACGCCTTTGGGCGGCTGCGGGTCAGCAACCCGCTGACCTTGTTCGACTCGTCCCATCGCTACGCGGACAACAACCTGTGGGTCAACAGCATAACCGGCACCGCAGCGGCAACGTTTAACGCCAATGAAGGTCTGATGGACCTGACGGTTGGCTCGGCCAGTGGCGACCAGATCATTCGGGAAACCATCAAAGTCTTTTCGTATCAGCCGGGTAAGAGCCTGTTGGTGATGAACACGTTTGTGTTTGGCACTGCCAAGGCCAACCTGCGCCAACGCGCTGGCTACTACGGTGCGGCCAACGGCATCTACTTTGAACGCGAAGGATCAACCAACTACATGGTCGAGCGCAGCAGCGTGACAGGCGCTCCGATCAACACCCGTGTTGCCCAGGCAGATTGGAA